GCGGAACTCCACCTTGGACATGATCTGGGTTGTCACCAATCGCAGGTCTTCCGTGAATTGTGCACTACGGTCAACAATCACACTATCATCGTACTCGTAAACAGCAGTGTACTTGCCTTTGGGAGCAAGCTTGCCCAAAGTTGCCCAGACATCCATAGCATAGATAAGATCATCCAGTGCACGTGTCAAGGATTTTTGTGTGTCCACTACTGTGGAGTAGGATCTCTGTTTGGTTGTCTTGATTTCAGTGGCTGTTCTGTCCACTGTGTTAGGATCGCTGATGGTTCCATAAGCCAATCCGCAAAGGAACTCAATCTGCTTCAGAATAGCATCGAACCCTTTCAAAAGGTTCTGTTCACGCAAAGTAGGAGTCCACTCCTGGAAGAATTCTCCTTCAGCCGAACCTGACTCAATGGTGCGATACAACCTTTTCTGTGGCAGTACAGGTTTGCCATCCGCATCTTTGCCAAATGCCAAAACATCAATGAACAAAGCACGTCTGCCAGACTCAAACTCCCAGATAAAGTCAGACCACTGTACATCTGCCTGCTGAATTTGCTTCACAGCTCTTGAGAAACAAGACACACCTAACGGTGAAGCAGGATCCACATTGTTCGCCATCGGATATTTGAAGTAGCCAAACAATGGCTTTTCAATGTTCTGAATAGTTGCTTCTGGCTCAATGTCAACCCAAAGATCGAAGTCAGTCAGCTGGATCTCAGAACCCAACACATCCCTGGAATCACTTTTGTAAGCCTTGTTGGTAACAGTGTAATCTGTTCCCTTGAGCTCATGCTGCTCCAGCCTGGTGTAGTACTTGTCCCCACGGACATGCTGATCCACGAACACACAGGAAATGATGTTCCCATTCCCATCAAAAGCAATTGGGAAGAATTGGTCAGCCTGGATAAAGTCCACAGCAATGCTCTTGCCAGAGACATAAGGTTTGAGCATAATGCCACCTTTGGCAGCACCCAGCTCTACAACCTCACGAATGTGATCTTGCACCTTTTCGAATTGCTCAGCAAGATAGTCTGCACGCTTGGAACCTTCAATTTTGACTTGCATTTCTATAGTAACAAGTCTGCCAATCTCTGAGCTTACAGCTGCAGCAAGATTGGTCGAGACAATGTCCTGTGTAAGCCAGCTTGCACGATTTTCGTACATGGCAGACCACAGCTCCAGAGCTGTCATCATCTTGTCAGAAATGGCAATCTCCGTGTGAAGCTTTTCCTTAATTGTTGTTTTACCGATCATTGCTGACCTCCAAAATTCCTTGATCCATGAGATAAACTTTGATAATACATTCATTTGCTATCTCCAAACTATCGAGTCACCCTTCTTGTTGTCAGGCAAACTTGCAGATTTGCGAGCACTGTTGCCTGCAATTGTCCACTGACCCTCTTCGTCACGTGGTTGACTTGGATCGAACCCTGCCATCTCACTCCAAATCCGGAATCTCAAAAGGAATTTCGATTGTCCAGCCTTTGCGCTTGGCAAGCTCTACATCTTTTTTAAATTCCTCTAAGAACGCATCCGCATCCTTGCCAGTTACAGAGGACCTACGTCCCGCCAAATAGTCCCGCATTAGAGTTGTCATTTCATCGTGAGTTAGCATTTTATTTTCCTTTCTCTAAGAACAGATCCCAAGCAGACTTGTCCTTAATCCGAAGGTTCGTTCCCTCTCCTTCTGCAATTATTCTTGGCTTGCCTGGCGTGTTATTGTCGAACAGCTTAAAAGAATCAAACAAACCTGAGAACACTGCTTCGGGAAACACCTTTGAAACCATCCTGTGGGATTCGAAGAGCGCAGCCTTTGGCACATAGCGTCCTGTGCGCTCTGCTCGTTGCAAGGCACGTCTCCATGCTTCATCGGTGTCCAAGGTTACATAAATAGCATTAACCACTTGCCCTCCTTCACGCATGGAATTGACCTTTTTGGTAAGGTTTGCCAGTGTGTTGTTGCCAGTGCCGTCCATAATTAAATTATACTTCCCTTTGGAAGCTAGATATGCAATTTTCTTGGACAAATAGGACGATTCCTCATGCACCAAACCAGCACCATTAGGATCGCCTTTTTCCAATGCTTCCTTCATTTCTGGAAGCATAAATTTGATCGCATCACCGTCTGCCCACACCATGTTCTCAGGTAAATCAACCTGCCCACTTTTTAGAACAGTAGTCTTACCAGCACCCATACCTCCACCGACAATATATACTTCAGGATTTTCAACAGGTGTCTTGCCTTCGAAGAAGCTATCTATAATTTCTTGATGTAGCTTTGCTCGCTCAGGATCCCAAGAGCCATCCTCACGACGATACATGGCTTGAGTGTCCATGCGATCTAACTCAGCTGCCTCCCTCACAGCATTCACCACAGAAGCATCGGAGACCCAGCGTCCTCCCTCTTCAGTGCCCTTGGGTGCTCTTGGTTGATTTCTCCAATGATCGCTCATTTGTTCCTCACTAAATTCCTAAACCATTCATTGTCATACATCAGCATAGTGTATGTTCCTTTTTCGCTGATCGTGTGCAGCAGAACTTGCAAAGATATAGGAATGCCAAAGTAAGCACTCCCAGGCTTCTTCCAAGTGTTGTCAATAACATTGCCAGCTTCATCAACCACCCAAGCATGATGGATCGGTAGATTGATAAAATCAGGAAAAGCAAATCCCTCTACATAAGTGTAATTGGGATATTCTGCTGCCAGCTTGGTTGCGTTCTCAAAACACTCCTTCACCGTCCCTTGTTGTATGCCTTCAGGCAGTGGTTGTGATTTGTAACCTTTGCCATGCTTCAATACTATTCCTTCAGCAGAACCCTTAGGTGAAATAGAATCAATTCTTTTCAGATATTTGAGCAATTCCTGCTCTGAGGCAGAATTGGCAAGTCCTGCAGCAGATCTGGCTGCATTTTCAGCCTCAGTCCACTTTCCTTCTTTATCTCTTGGTTGATTTGGATCGAATCCTGCCATTGTGTGCTCCTTTTGTTTGGTTAAAGCTATTCTACTCTACTATTTGTAATTTGGCTACATTCCTCTGCGTCTCCACAGAAGATTAGTGCGATACCTTGTGGCATCAATAAAGTGGTTGTCTCGGTCAGGATATGCGCTTATGTATTCACCATCCTTGTCTTGTTCGTATTCGTAAGCCAGGAATTCCTCCATATGGTACGGACAACGAACAGGATCGATCACGATCTCGGTCAGAGATTGTAACCATTTCATAGAGTACATCACGGAGTCAGCACCCTTTTCTGCACCTCTGCAGCTTGCACCGTAGTCTCTGAAGTCTGCGATGCTCTTTGGTTCTGCGCTGTCTGCGATAATAAGCTGACTGGGTTCGTAACCCTTTTCTTGTACCAGGATGTCGTAAACTTGCTTGTTGGACATTTTGTTAGCACGATACTCATCGAAAATGTAGAGAATGCGTCTGTTGGCATCAAAGTGGCTTTTGCTCCAAGCAAGAGGATCAGGATAAAATCCCCAGTCCAAACCTTGCCCAACCTGATCGAACTGAGCAATCTCTTCATTGGTAATGTTGCGAATTGTAACATTCTCGAAGACCTGCCCACCTGTTCCTACTACTTCTCCCATGTATTCGTGCGCATAGGCAAGAGGATTTACCTGCTTCAGGTGCTCTGCTTCATCAATAAAGGTTCTTCCCAGCCACACCTCTGGAACTTCAAGATAAGTGCTATGGTGCTGCAGTTGGTTCTCTTTGGGAACCTGCACATAAGCATTCACCCAGTTGGCTGAGGTTCTGGGAGGGTTGTAGGTCTTAAACTCCCAGGCAAGGTCACCACCACGGAGAATGGACTGTTCGATCTTACGAATTGCTTCTTGTCCTTTGAACTGATCCAGCTCTTCAAACCATAGCACACCAATGTTACCAAACACAGGCTTGATAGACTTGATCATTTCTGGTTTATCTGCACCACGGAAGAAGATCTTCTGCCCGGTAGGGATGTAGGTTATTTCCAAAGGAGAGGTTGTGCACTTGAAATCACTCTCCAAACCCAACACATTAATTGCCCAGACCAATTGAGTGTAGACAGAATCACGCAAGGTATTAGCAACCTGGCGCAGCGCAATGCCATGAATTGAAGGATTCCGCATTAAAAGGTATATGAATACCAATGAAGTGAAGGAAGATTTGGTGGAGCCAC